CCTTCTTGGAAGTCTGCAAGGCTTTTAGCTTGTGAAGTAACATTTATAGCAGTTGTTATCATGCCTTTTCTAGTACCTGCCGCATTCGCTTTTATCGCTTTCTGTACGTAGCTTGTCACTTTAAAATCACTCATACGTCTACTATATGCCCTTCTGCTACTACCTCTAGCAATGTGATGGATGATAGATCGTCTTGAACTATAAACTCCAAGTCTTCACCCTCAGCCAACCTGACAGAAACACCAAGTTTACTCTGACCTGCGAATGTAAGACGGCAATAGAATCCGTTCTGCCCTTGTGCCGGATTATCAGCTTGCTCTACTGCAAAATCATACATAATTCCAGCAAGGTCACTATTAGTTTTTACGTTAAATATATTTCCATACTCTCCATTCCTGCGTCTTAAAACAAGCCCGTTAGTTATACCTCCGGCAATATCTGCAAACTTAGACAGATCTACAAGCCCGTCTGTTATGCAATGAAATATAATTCTTGTTATATCAAACACAAGATTAAGAGGGTTCTCGACTGGCGTTCCCCTTAACCCAAACACCTGAGGTGTTACTGATCCATCAATAGCCATATTTGTAATGGATGAAGCTACGATAGACCCTGCCGGATAAACTGCATCAAACGGTGTATCTAATGATAGGACATTCCCGGAAACGCCTAATACATAACCAACATAATATCTATCTATATCGGTACTATACATTACAACATAAGAACCAATGATAAACCCTGTAGAGTCGGCAACTGTTATAGATTTATCGTCTATAGACGTTGCAATAGCAAGAGTTGTACCGGCTTGTACATTGTTAAACTTTGCTATAACAGGAGGTGTAACCTGATCCTGTATTACTACATCAAAGCCTTCATAAGTATCATTATATGCCTTTCTGATTTCAGGTGATTTGTATTCCTCAGAGATAGCCCCGGTATCATCTATAGTTACTATAGCATTATCAGCACAAATTCCCCACAAACCTGAATCGGTAGCACTGTAGTATTCGTATATCTTAGATTTTAGAATAACCTTTTTCGGGTCGCTCCAATCTGTAGGGATTGTTGCGCTTTCCGCAACCTGCATGTTAACTGTTGATTGAAATGAGCAATTACTGATTGTAATAAGAGTCCAAGTTTCTTTAGGTATCAGTATTTCTCTAGTCATTAGCCAACATCGGCAAAAGCCGCTCCCAGATCGTCAATTAAAATTTGTGGGTAATTATACTGTTTGTTTATCTCACTATCAGAAAATGAGACATTTAACGGCCCTACGGATCTACTCTTAACATTAGTCTTTAAAGCATCAGATTTAGACTGCTTACTTATTTTATACCAGATCATCTTAGATATAGCCGGCCATTGTGCAATATTAACAGTAAGGTTCATCTCTGTCCCTTCTGCTGTCGGTGTACCGCTAATAGAGTATACAAGGTTTGTAGTGTCAAATCCTGTTATATATGTATCTGCTGGCAGGTTTGTATCATAAACTACCTGACCTAAAGGCAAGCCCCATACGGCTTCTACGGTATCCGCTGTATCGTTAAACTCAGCAGGGATGACATGATCAAACTGGCAGTTTAATATACGTCTTACATCTGCCGAGACGATAGGAATCATGTCCTTAATAGCTGTGTCATCTGATGTATCAGATATACCGAGTTGTGTTTTAACTGTCGCAAGGGTGATGAGATTTAAAGTGGTCATTCAACCGCCTTTTCTAATTCCTCTATGCTCATTCTATCAGCACCTTTCACGCCTTTTTCCTTGGCTTCTGATACTAACATTTTCCGTGTCTTTTTTACTGGTTCATCTTCAATAGGCTGTAAGTCTTCATTTGACTCATGGTACTTTTTATACATAGCATCAGTAAACTCATACTTTACGCCTGTTTTTTTGTTGATACACCACATATTTAACCCCTTAGAGAAAACAGGGGCCGAAGCCCCTTATGAATTATGATTTGCTGTAAGTACCTACGGCAATACCGGTATCATGGGTCAGTTTAGCACCGTAAAGATGCAGACCACGATACTGATCACCGAGTCTCAGGTAGTGACGTTTCATTTCAGGTTTCATCAGCTGTTCAGCAAGAGTAATAGACCAAGGATGGCCGTAAATTACTTTATACTTAGCGCCGGCAGTGTTAGGTACGTTGTTAGATTCGAATACCTTGAAGCCAGAGATTGAACCAACAGCTCCAGAAGCTTTCACTTCATCACCAAGGCTAGATGCACTAATAAACTCAGGTGAGTTAATAATGAGTGCCATGATCCAAGGAGGAACTACAGCCCATCTATCATTAGGAGGGACGTTTGCTTCTGAAAGAAGTGTTCTTGCAATAACGAACTGTCCATAAATTGTGTCTTTTGTGGGAACGATGGCAGTGGTATCATTACCAAGCCCTACGATGTTACTAGCGGCAACACCAGTGTTCAGGCTTGCAATATACTGATCGAGTTCATCAGCAAGACCGTATCCAGCACGGCCGAGGGCAGGCATAGCCGCTTTGATTTTATTCTGTGCGCCGTCAACATCGTCGATAGTGAAGTCGTACTTTTTGGCCTGGTTAATCAGCAGTGATGTATCAGTAGCGGAAAGTACCTGAGTAGCGGTTGAGTCAGTATCTTTTGTGTAATCAGAAATGGTTACAGAACCAAGCTGATTGATGTGTACAGTATCACCGTACTGAGTGATTTCGCCCTGAAAATCTCTGTTTGTCAAAGCACCATAGACAAGATTCTTGTCCAGATACTTTTTCATTATATTCGACCATACTTCTGGTGAAAGATTAGTAAGTGCCATTATTAGCTCCTATTATTTGTACGCCGCCTCAATCTCCGCTATTGACATACCGTCAATTTTATCAAGGGTTATTTCAGTCGGCAAGCTGTCGCCTCCGGGGGGCTGTTTTCCTCCCAAAGTTCCGTTAATCAATTGCTCTCTCTGAGCGTCGAGTGCTTTCTGATAAAAAGAAGCTTCGTCTGTAAGAAACTTTTCAGCATCTTCGCCAAGAATAGCAAACCGTGCCGCCCTTTCGGGGTCGTAGTTCAATTCCTTAGCTTTTCCTCTGAGTGAACTTTCAAGCTCTGCCCGTTTCTCTTTGGCCTGTGCCCTCTGTACCATTTCTCTCAGCTCTCTAATTTCTTTCTGTTCAGGCGTTTCTTCTGGATTCAACTCTGCCCTAAGCTTTTCACGCTCCTGTTCTAGCAGGCTTGGAAGTTTCTCTTCCTTAAATCTACTATCATGATTCTCAATCTTCTTAGAGATCTCGGAATCAAAAGCCGCTTTCAAAAGCTTGTTCGTGTAAAGAAGCTCTAACGCCTTTTCTTTCGAACCAATAGCGGATAAACTATCCGATCCTATTAGCTCTTCAACTTCGGCAATGTTTGCCCCTTCTTTCATGTTCATTTTAATCCAGTCTATAACTGCACTCATGTGTTCCCCCTGATAGTCTTTGCCATCAACGATATGTTATTTATATTTTATTGCAAAATACGCAATATGTCAAACAAGTGTTAAGCAATCCCGTTATCTTTTGCCCATTGGTTATACGATACAAAACTTATTACTTCATTTTTTCCGGTTTCCGGATTTCTCCCACGTCTAACAGTTGGCTCTGTATTATCCACTATCATAATAGTTGTGCATCTACAGTTGATATTATCTGCCGCCGCTCCCATCTGTCCGGGGGCTTGTCCTGATGATATGGAAGATTGAAAAGGTTTGTCTAAGTCACGTCTCTGACCGTCTAATGACTGATGCCCTGAGCGTGTTCTAGTGTCGAGAGTTGAAAGCCACTCCTTTTTCATGTCTATACCTAAAGACGCCGCTCTGTTCGCATTAGCTAATGATCCGGCATTCAATACTCTATTGCCTTCTGTACGTGCTGTCCTGAGAGCGTTATACTTAACTCCTGTCCCTGTATCTGTAGACTTGATATATTTACCTATTATGCCGGCTATTGCTTTGCTCTGATTCGTGTATGATTTGCCAGTGATAAATCCATTCTGCACGGATTGCAAGATTCTATCCAATTCAGCTGTATAGTTTTTAGTTAGTAATTGCGTTAGTGTTCCAGCTTGAGGTGTGTACTGGCCGAGAGAACCATATATCTTATCAAGCCCTTGTTTCTGGATTTTCTTCCATATGTCAATATTGCCGGTTATAGAATATTTCAGTAGATCTTCATTAAGTGGAACCGCTGGCAACTCTGCTGTTATCCAGTTGAATAAATATAACTGTCTATTGTAGCTCTCATTCATAGCAGAAGATAAACCGGCTTCTATCGATTTGCCTGAAAGCTTTGACGCGTTCTTATATGAATCGGTTATGCCTTCTGACAGCTTTTTATATCTTTCATACTTTGTCATTTCAGCCCAGTAGCTAGCAGGGTCTATTCCTGCCAGCTTTGCATAAGATTCTTTTAAAAGACCGTCTATTTCTTTCTTGGCCTGAGAGTATGCCCTCATAGATTCGTCTATATAGGCTTGCTGAGTAGCTTCTGCCTGTAAATAGCCGTCAGTAGAGACGGACAAGAAACTCATTCAATATCCTTTTTTACGCCTTGGGCAGGAACCATCTTTTCAGCCTGCTTCCTTGGTATTCCTAATGCAATAACAAGCTCAACACCTACATCACGGGTCAAATCCCCTGCCGCTACATCCACAGCAATACCCTTTGCCGCTACTATCTGCGCACCGTTCAGTACAATTGCAGGGGCATCCTCTATGTCATCTATGGCCGCGCCCTCTACAATGTCCTCTTCTATATCTATTTCACCGTATGAGGTTTGACGGGTTGCTGATTCTTCCTCTAGCCTTGTTTTTTCATCTTCCCAGTTAAGCCCTAGCATTTCAACTTTAGTCTGTGATGATAGAAACGCATTGTTTGCCAGTGCTGTAAGCTTATCCTCAATATCTGAGGGCATTGTTCTGTTGAAGGTTATTTCAACATCCTCGGTAGACACGTTCTTTACAGAGAGGATATTCTTGATTATATCTATCCTGGCAGTAGCTCCTATTCTGTATACCTTCTCTATCTTCTTAGAGAACATATCCATGTCAAACAGTCTGGTCTTTAGAGCCTTCCCTGATGCTGTCCCGGTAACGCCTGAATCAGGGCTGTACCAGTCAACTATATGAGCGTGTTTATGTATTTCCTGAATCAGTAGCTTAGAAACATATTCCCTGAAAGTGGGTGACATATCCTTAGTTAAGTATTCCGCTCTGTCTTCCTGCTTCATACCCTGTAAGGCTTTCCATTCAGGCATATTGTCAAGGTCTTCTTTTTTAAACTTTCTACCAACTACAAGAAGAGCGTCAACTATTCTGTCTATTTCGTTTGCATTACCTGAGACTATCCAGTCGAGTGCTACGATATACCCTAACACCTGATCAAATGGAGATCTTTCGGTTATGATCTCGGCGTTATATATAACAACAGGCACACGGTCAAATAATAGTTTCTTAGGGTCGAGAGTTGGTACAACTTCCCGGTTATTCCCGTTTAATCCTTTCTTAACTGCGTAATACTGCCATTCATCCTTGTAGATAATATCAAAGTTGTAATCTACAGATTTGTCACCTGATTTATACTGTCTAATAACACAGAATAGTTCCGGCTCAATATCAGGCGTATATATTGCTATAACATCCCGTGGGTCTAACCATGTGAACTTAATATCTGTGCTGGTTTCATCACCTACTGTATAGATCAGTTCAACACCACGGTTATACATTAGTGAGTTAACACCGGAAACCATATCTTTAATTTCTTTGTTGTTATCATCTAGAACAGATATAACCTTTTCATCGCCTGTATAGGTTACGTTCTGGAACATATAACCGCCCATACCATCTACTACAGTCTTATAGTATGCTGTCGGGATATAGTTATTAGGTTTCTTCCTGCGTTCTGCCCTGTCTTTTACTTTCTCAGAAAGATCGGTGTTTTCAGAAGTGTAGTATTTATAGTAGCTATCAAGCCGCTTCTTTTCCTCTGAGCTTTCCCATTCTTTTATATAGTCTAACGCTTCTTTGGTTGTCAGCTTTTCTTTACTAGATCGATATATCACACAAGCCCCCTTAATAAACAATGGCGTCTGAATCGCCTAGATTTTCATGACAATACATTATTACAGCATCGATATAATGATCATTACCGTCCTGTAATTTCGGTATCTGTTTACCTGTTTTATCAGTCTTCCAACAATAGGTTTGAAACTCACGCTGTAAATCAGTATCACCTGAAACAAGATGTATTTTATAGCTCTTCATAACGTTGACCATTTCAACCTTATAGTTTGGCCGCTTCTTTACACCACTAATACCATGTAAACCCATGTCGTATAAATCGCTTATAGTCTTAGGTTCTGCGCTATCTGCTATTATATCATCATATGAGTCAACGCCTTTCGTTAATATTGTATCATATAACATTTTATTTGTTAAGGAAGTAGAATATATAAGCCCTTGAATCCAGATATCAGTAGAATTAGCCCAAACCCGAACCATTGCCGCCGGATCATTGGAAAAACCAAAGTCTAAACCATAACCAGGATCTTCTAAACCATCAGGCACTTTATCAACGATGTCCCAGTTGTCGAAAACAATCCCTTTAAGCTCTGCATACTGGCCTAACGCCCATAGCTTATATAATGCCGGATTAGTTTCCTTGTATCCTTCCAGCCTTCTTTTTACATG